GATGATAAGGTTAAGTTAATTACATACTATGGTTTAATTCCTCGTGAGTATTTAGATGGTGAAGAGTCAACCGAGTATGCTGAACTGTTCCCTGAAGGCTCAGCAGCTGAAGACTACTCAGACTTGATTGAAGCTATTGTCGTTATTGCCAATGACTCAATCTTGCTCAAGGCTGAAGCTAATCCTTACATGATGAAGGATCGTCCAGTTATTGCCTACCAAGATGATACAGTCCCCGGTAGATTCTGGGGTCGAGGTACAGCTGAGAAAGCCTACAATATGCAGAAGGCTATTGATGGTCAGCTTCGTGCTCACATGGACTCTCTAGCCCTCACCACAGCTCCTATGATTGCAATGGATGCTACAAGGCTTCCACGTGGTGCTAAGTTTGAGATTAAGCCCGGTAAGGCTATCTTAACCAATGGCTCACCTTCTGAGATCTTGTATCCCTTCAAGTTCGGTCAGACTGATGGTAATGCAGTTGCAGCAGCGCAGAACTTTGAGCGTATGCTTCTACAAGCTACAGGCACAGTTGACAGCGCAGGTATGCCCTCTAACGTACCTCGTGACGCAGGTGCAGGTGGTATGTCAATGGCTATGGCTGGCATCATCAAGAAGTACAAGCGCACCTTGAGTAACTTCCAAGAAGACTTCATGATTCCGTTCATTAACAAGGCTGCCTTCCGTTATATGCAGTTTGACAGTGAGCGTTATCCCTCAGTTGACATGACTTTTATCCCAACAGCTACCTTGGGTATCTTGGCACGAGAGTTTGAACAACAACAGATGATTGGTTTGTTGCAGACACTTGGCCCTAACACTCCAGTATTGCCATTGATCCTCAAAGGTATCTTGCAGAATAGCTCATTGTCTAACCGTGGTGAACTGATGCAAGCTTTGGAGCAGATGTCACAACCTAATCCACAGGCTGCTGAGGCTCAACAGATGCAACAACAGGCTGCAATGGAGCTGGCACAGGCTCAAGTGGCTGATCTGCAGTCTAAGGCTCAGAAACAGTCAGCTGAAGCTCAGAAAACCATGATGGAAGCTCAGATGATCCCTGAAGAGCAGCGTGTAAAGCTCGTTCAGGCTGCAGCAACTAACCTAGACAGTGGTGATGACTTTGAGAAACGTCTGAAACTGGCTGACATTATGCTCAAAGAGAAGAGTGTTGACCTGAAAGCTGCTGATATTGCCTCAAATGAGCGTATTGCAAACCTTCAGATGATGAATAAATCACGTAAATAACAAAATAGTTAACAAAAGGCTTGACAAAGTGTTGTTTTTATGCTACAATAACACTTATATAAGCTAATTAATAGAAAGGTTCTCCTTAAATGGAAAAAGACCTACAAGTTTACTACGAAGAAACCTTTAATACCATGAGTACTAAGGGTTGGGGCTTCTTAATTGAAGACTTTGAAGAGATTAAGGCTAGTTTAAACGATATTTCTACTGTCAACGATACACAAACACTTTATTATCGTAAAGGACAGTTAGATATTCTTGAATTGGTTTTAGGGCGTAAGGCTGTGTGTGAGAAGGTATACGAGGATTTACAACAATGAAACGGTTGTACGACTTCCAATGCCCTAACGAGCACATAACTGAATCGCTGGTAGATAGCGATCATACCACTGCAAAATGCAAAGTATGTAGTAAGGACGCTATCAGGCTCATTTCAGCTCCTACCATTGGGTTAGATGCCATATCTGGTGACTTCCCCGGTGCAACGGCTAAATGGGCTGCTGTGAGAGCTGACAGGCTCAAGCAGGAACAAAAGAGAGGATCTGAGTAGCCCGTAACGTAGTGAGGATCTTAAAAGGATTCTTATCTGCGATAAGGAGTAGCTTCAGGCAACCCAATTTTATTTTGAAATTATCCTGTAATCCATCACACGTGGACAGGGAAAGGTTAGGTATGGCTTTAATTGATAGTAATGAGGAACTAGGTAACGTTAGTGAGATAGAAGCTGAGGACTTTAAACAACAGTCCACAAGCGTACAACAAACTCAACAACCTGCAGAGCAAGCTCCAGAGATCCCTGAGAAGTACAAGGGGAAGAATCTTGAAGACATTGTTCGTATGCACCAAGAGGCTGAAAAGCTAATTGGTAGGCAAGCACAGGAAGTTGGTGAAGTTAGACGTTTAGCTGATGATCTCATTAAACAGAGCATAGCTCAAAAGAATCAACAAGCACAACCACAAGCGGTGGAAAACCCACCACAAGAGATTGATTTCTTTGAAGATCCGCAGAGTCACGTTAATCGTGCTGTAGCGAATCATCCTGACGTAATTGCCGCTAAACAGGCATCACAGCAGTTAAAGCAAATTCAGACACAAGCAATGCTCAACAAGAAGCATCCTGACTTTGCAGAGATTGTACGTGATGGTGAGTTTATTGAGTGGGTTAAAGCTTCTCCAATGAGGCTCAACATCTACGCAATGGCAGATGCTAATTATGATTTTGGTGCAGCTGATGAACTTCTCTCTACATTCAAACAGATTCGTACATCTAAGACACAACAAACTACTGATGCAGGTAACGCTGTTCGCAAACAGAACCTTAAAGCAGCTGGTGTCGATGTTGGTGGAACTGGAGAGTCTTCTAAGAAAGTATATCGTCGTGCCGACCTTATCCGGCTACGTATGACAGATCCTGACCGTTATGAGGCACTGCAACCTGAGATTATGGCTGCGTACTCTGAAGGCAGGGTAAAATAAATTTAATTTAATTCACATCAACAGGAGAATTTTAAAATGGCATTAGGAACAGATCACGTAACGAGTACCACAGCAGCAACGTTTATTCCAGAAGTTTGGAGTGACGAGATTGCTGCTGCGTACAAAAAGAGCTTGGTTGCAGCTAACCTAGTTAAGAAGATGAGCTTCAAGGGCAAGAAAGGTGACGTAGTTCACATTCCAGTCCCTGCACGTGGCACAGCTTCTGCTAAGGCAGCTTCTACACAAGTTACACTCATTGCAGCTACTGAATCAGAAGTAACTATTTCTATCAACAAGCACTACGAGTACTCACGTTTGATTGAGGACATCGTCGAAGCCCAAGCATTGTCTAGCCTCCGTCAGTTCTACACTGATGATGCTGGTTACTCTTTGGGTCGTCAAGTTGATACTGACTTGGTAAACTTGGGTCAACAGTTCAATGTTTCAACAGCTGGTGCTGGTAACTTCCGCTACGCTGGTGCTTTCATTGGTGGTGATGGCTCTACAGCCTTTGACTACACAGCTAACACCAATGCTGGTAACGCTTCAGCTTTGACAGCTGCTGGCATTCGTCGTACAATTCAGCGTCTTGATGACAGCGATGTTCCTATGGACAACCGCTTCTTCTTGATTCCCCCAAATGTACGTAACACTATCCTCGGTTTGACTGAGTTCACAACCTTCAACAGCGTTGGTGAAGCTGGTTCTGCTAACAGCATCCGTAACGGCATGATTGGTGACATCTACGGTGTTCCAGTCTACGTTTCGTCCAATGCTGGCACAGCTAAGTCTGCTGCTGATGGTACTGGTACTAGCTTGGGTCGTGTGTGCTTGATGGCTCACAAAGACTCTATGGTTCTGGTTGAGCAAGTGGGTGTCCGTTCACAGACTCAGTACAAACAAGAGTACCTCGGTACATTGTTCACAGCTGATACTTTGTACGGTTGCGCTGAACTGCGTAACTACGGTGGCGTTGCCCTCGTGGTTCCCGTCTAAGTAGACTAACTAGGTTCTCTACTCTCACGAGGAGTAGGGAGCCTTTTTAATGTGCTAAAAGTAGCATATCAGAAAGGTTAAGAGCAATGAAATTCAAATGTATTCAATCTGGTAACACAGTAGAGTTCTTCCAAGAGCATGAGATTCTGGAGATGCGTAAACATACTGGTTATACTGAGGTAGTAGAAGTACATGTAGAAGCACCTAAAACAACTAAGAAAACAGTAGTAAAGCAAGATGAAACCAGTATCGACGGGTAATGTTCTTACTGCTGCAACGCAGACCACTATTTACACAGTACCTACTGGTTACTATGCTAGGTGGCCTCTTTGTTACGTTGTAAACCATTCAGGTAATAATAAATACATTGATATTGTATGGTATGACGCAAGCACAGCAACTGAGATTTTCGTATTAGATAACTATGTGTTAACTGCTACTCAGTTTATTAAATTTAATGATGGTGCTTATATTGTTCTTGAAGAGGGCGATCAAGTTCGAGCAACGTCTGAGACTGGCTCCACCTA